TTTGTTTTTGGGTGTTTTCAAAAAGAAACAAAGCCCAAAGCTGCTTTCTAACATAATTCACTTTTTTAAATTAATAAATATAGAATTATGTCGCTCTTTAGTCAAGATGTTAAGTTGATTTACATGTTGTCTATCAGTTTGTTAAATGCTTTTTTGTGGCAAAACTGTGGCACTTTTTTTTACAGAAGCAAAGTGCCACAGTTTTGCCATAAAAATTTGGAGCACTTTTGAAAATTTTGATAGTTATTGGAAAAATAAAAAAGCCTGCAAATTTTTAAAATTTGCAGGCTTTTAAAGGATTTCGAGACATTTTTTGCGTTTTTGACAACTTTGTAAAGTTGGCTTTAAACTGTCCCAGTGGAATCGCCGGGAATCGAAAACCAGTAAGTGTATTTTACAAATTAAAAACCATTGATTTTATTGACTTTACAAACAAATTAAAATATGATTAATATTGGTTTTTGTTCACTTTTTGTTCACTGCTGTGAGGGTTAAATTTCCTTTATTTCAATGCTATTTGGAGTATTAAAAACTTTGTGGGTTTGTCCAAAAATCCAGTTAGCGTTGACATTATATTTTTTACAAATTGCTTCAATATGTGTTACGGTGAAATGAGTTAGGCCTTTTCTTGTTTTTGAAAGATTTTGAGGTAATATCGATATTGATTTACAGAAATCAGTATCATTTTTGATCTGATTCTGAAAAATCAAAACATCAATTAACCTTAATATTCTTTTGTCAATGTTATTCATTCATTTTAATGTTATTTATAATCATTTTAAATAGTAACTTTGTTTAATAGTAACTTAAAATCATTTTATCATGGCTAAGGAAGGACAAATAAAAAAAGAAGACATTATTTCAAATGAAGCTTTAGAATGGGGTAAAGAATATTCAAAAACCATAAAAAAAGCTATAAAACAGAATGAAAAATTTATAAAGTCAGCTAAGAAGGTTCAAAAAAACCAACTTAAAATCGAAAAGAAATTGAAGCGAGCTAAGCTATTATATCGACTATATGTTTGATATTTCTATCTATTGCCTCAATAGATCCACTGTGTACTAGTTGATTGTTTTGCAAATCGGTAATAGTCTGTTCCAATAAGCCCAATCTTTCATTAACTGTGGCCATAAATTCCGGCATAACCTTTAATAATAAATTAGCAGCTCCTAATGTCTCATTATAACTGTCTATAAACAATTTATTTTGCTCATAAGCAAGTAGAATTGCTTCCATCTGCTTTTCTATCTTTTCTATTCTGTCTATCATGTTATTTTATTTTTGTCAATATTATTCATTAGTTATAAGCAGGAAATCATTGTATTTCAAAATTTGTACTTACATCTTTATCATTATCTTTAACCGTTACTTTATCAAGATAAGTAATACCTGATGCATCAGTAATAGTTAGACCGGTCCTATTTTTTGATTTAATATACACATAATAAACACCTGGATTTACATTTATGCTATAAGTTCCGTTTCCATCTACTGTAGTTTCAATAAATGGTTCTTTGCCGCTAAGAAATTGAAAGAAAGTAGGAAATAAGCTTTTGTCAATAGTTTTGAATTTTTCATCAGTTTCAGAATTATATTTTTCTAATGTATTTAAATATTCGCTCATGTACTTTTGAGCATCATCCATGCCCGCTTTATATCTTTCATTTTCTTCTGTTCTTTTCTTTTTATTTAATGTTTCATTATACATATATTCATATTTTTCATATACTTTTTTGTAATTTGAATACATATTTCTATAAGCCTTTGCATATTTAAAGTTATTCCATAATTCATAATTAAAATTTTTAACTTTTGAAGTATCCACTATGACCACAGTAGCTCCAATATCTGGTTTGTTTCCTTGATATTGATTAAAATAATAAGTTACAACGCCTTTTATTTTTACTTGAGAATATCCAAGTGAAATTGATATTAATGCTAATACTAAAATAATTCTTTTCATAATTTTTTATTGTTTATAATTATCTTCTATTCTTTTTTCTTTGAATATCTACTATGTTTAATATTTGGGAAACATCTTTTAAATGCACATCAAAATCTTCATAATAATCATTTAGAGAGTGAAGTGTTATAATTCCATTTTCAACATCATGTTTTATAATTCTTTTTGTAACAATGCCGATTTCTTTATGTACAATAACAAAATCCCACTTATTAATATGAAGCTTGCTTTTCCAATAGTCTTTTCTAACATTTCTACAAAGTAGAATATCTCTTTCTTTTATAGCCTCATCTGTTCCATCATCCATACTATCTCCTTTAGCCTCAAAACACAGATATTCTCCTTTATATTCTTTGTCTGCTATGAATGGTATTTTAGGCAATTCTTCTACATACTCAGGATCTCCATATCCAGACAAATATCCCGCATAAGCATATTGATTTACCAAAGGAACATACATTATATTATTATCATTATAGTATGTGTGAGACGCTTCGTTTACATGATTAACCGCGTCTTTTACTCCAATACCATCAGTTAACCAATCCAAACTTATATTATAATGATCACAAATAGTTAGTAGTGTACTCCTATTTGGCACTCCTTCGTCTTTTAGTATTCTACTAATGGTAGATTGCGATATTCCTGTGGATTTATTTAGCTTATACGCTGTTGAACCTGAAGATTCCATCACGTATTTTAATCTGTTTCCAACACTATTTACGGTACTCATTATTTATAATAATTATAAATTACTACATAGGAGTAATTTTACTTCGATTTAATTTTGTTTTTACTCCAATATTGGAGTATATTTGCTCCTGTACAACTAATAGTAATAGTTGTTACAAACAAATGTAATCAAAAATGTTCTTTGACATATTGAAAAAACTATAAAATGCTTAAAAAATCCGATGGGTTACAGAAAACCTACTTGAAAAAGGATGAAAAGTAAAAACTATAAAAAAATAGCCATTGCGGAATTTGCCGTAGCATCAAAGCAACAATGGCGCTAACCTAAAAAAATAAATGATCATGTCTGTAAAAATAGATAAGAATGTGCCTTTTCCAGAAAAGATAAGAGGAAGGGTTTATCCATTTGACCAAATGGAAATTGGAGATAGTTTTTTAATAAAACTAAAAAATACCGAATCCAAATCTATACAGAAGCAAAAAATATACTTGGCTTCATGGAGATTTTCACAAGTACATCCAGATAAAAAATTCACAACAGCCTCCTATAATGATGAGGTTAGAGTTTGGAGAATCAAATAGTAATAAATTTCAAAATCAACAAAAACATGGCGCAAATAATTAAAAAAAAGAAAGCAAAGACCCTGAGTGATGATGTGTTGCAGATTATCAGAAACGACATTCCATTAAGACAAAAAATAGCAGATGCATTAGAGATAGAAAATAACTCAGTGTATGCGGCTGCCCTTAGAAAATCCCCAAAATTAACTCTTCCTTTTATTGTAGAGTTAATAGCAAAATACACTGGTAAGCCGAAAAGTGAAATAGTGGAGTCTTAAGGACTAAGATAAAGTTTCAATGAAGGCTATCACACTTACACAGGAAGAATATAAATGTCTGCGGGGACATTTGGAGGCCATCGATAAAATAATTGGTGGCAGGTTTTCGGTTGGGAGTTTGGCAAGTGAGCGCGAAACTCCTAAACCAGAACCAAAACGAACCAAGGCACAAAAGATCAATGATTATAAAAAATTGATCGAAAGCGGCCAGCGAGTTAAAAAACCAGAACATCTAAAAAAATAGATCATGAAAATACTAAGTAAAATTTTCGACAAAATATCACACTTCTTATTTGGCGGTAAGTCAATGGGAATAAACGGTAAAAATTACGGGCTTTAAAAAAACAAAACCACCTCGGGCATGAAGTGGTTTCAATCAATTTAATAACGAACGTCGAGTTCCTAATTCAAATCAATTATGAATGCAAATTTAGTGCAAATATTTCATAACACCACATTGGCGAATGAAAAAACAAAAACCCTTTTAGGGAAGTGTTTGAAAAAAGCATTTGACGAAAACAAAGACGATGCTTTAGAATCTGAAAACATTTTGGCTTTGGCTTGGAAGTTTCAAGTACCGCAATTCGATGAAATGTTTGCGGATCATCAAAATCACGATTATTTACCCTTTAATTCTTTTGAAAATGATAGAGAATAATCAGACATACCAGACCAGAGACGGAACGATTCTAAAAGTAAAAACGGTTAGGGAATCTGGCGTGCATACGCTTACGACCATTGATAAGTTTGGAAACGTAATTCCGGACAAAAAGAACTCTTTCGGGCATATTATTTATCGAAGCGACAGGTTTTGTAGCGAGGAAATGATCAGAAGTTTTAAGAGAATAAAACTAAAGCAACACTCATGAAGATAGAAATTACCAAAAAAGACGGAAAGTGGCTTATTAACGGTAAAACGTACAGCGAAACAAGCAAAGAAGAAAAGCAATTCTTTGATGAATTCATCCTGGCGATGAAGTGGGCAAATCAGATGGAACAACACGACCGAAACCTAAAAAAAGCATCATGAATTACGACGACGAAAGAGCAAACAGAATATTCTCTGTTTTTCTGATAGGTATAATTATAGCCCTATTCGTTGGCGTTGTTATCGGATGCATAGTAACAATCAATTTAATCAAGTAAAAATATTCAAAATGAAAAATATTCAATTATTAGAAATAAGCCTTATCAACTTCAAAGGCTTGCGTGACCAAAAAATTACATTCGACAAGAACACTGATATTTTTGGCGCAAACGGGACCGGTAAAACAACCATATTCGATGCTTTTACGTGGTTGCTTTTTGGTAAAGACTCCACTGACAGAAAAGATTTTGAGGTAAAAACATTGGACATGTACAATGTGGTTATTCCAAAAATCGAACATGAAGTTACGGCGGTTATTTCGGTGAATGGTGTAAATATCACTATTTCTAGGATTCTAAAAGAAAACTGGGTTAAAAAAAGAGGTTCTGAAACTACGGAGTTTTCGGGTAACGTAACTGAGTATTATTGGGACAGTGTTCCGATGCAGCAAAAAACGTTTCAAGAAAAAGTAAGCGGTATCCTGGACGAAACAGTTTTCAAGTTAATCACAAATCCACTTGCTTTTAATTCCTTGAAATGGCAGGACAGACGAAAAGTGTTGATTGATATTGCCGGAGCTATTTCGGACAGTGATCTGGCAAAAGGAAATTCAGAATACGAAAAGCTTGTTGCTGAATTGACAAACGGCAAAACGTTGGCCGATTATCAAAAGCAGATTGCTAATTCCATAAAAAAAGCAAAAGATGATCTCAAGGCAATTCCGACCCGAATTGACGAAGCTTCCAAAAGCAAACCGGAATCTTTCAATTTCGTTGACTTAAAAATAGGCCTCGATATCAAAGAAAAAGCTTTGACTAAGGTAAATGAGTCTATCGAAAACAAATCATCGGATTACGATATCCAATTGGACGAAATCAACCAAAAGAAAGTAAAGGCAAACAACTTGAAATCGGAAATTGAGATTATCGAAAATAATACTCGAACCGAAATTGAAAACAGTCTGAAACCTGATACTTCTGTTTTGGATGGTTTGAAGCGAAATCTGGAAACCAAAAAAGGTGAATTGTCCACTTCTGAAAATGGATTGAGTACTTTAAAAACGAAAGTTACCACAATCGAAAGTCAAATTAATGGTTTGGATACAAAACTGGCTGAATTGCGTAACGAATGGGCAGTTGAAAATGCCAAAGAATTGACTTTTAATGATGATGATTTTCATTGTCCTACCTGTAAACGTGAGTTTGAATCGGGTGATGTTGAAGGTAAAAAAGCCGAAATGCTAACTTCTTTCAAAACCAAAAAACAAAATGCTTTATCCGAAATCAATACAAGAGGCGGTAATCTTAAAAACGAGAAAGCATCTTTAGAAAATGAACTTCAAACTTTTAAAGACAGAATAAAAACAGGCGAAAACCATGTTGAAAATCTGAAAACAGAAGTTCAAACTTTAGAAAGCAATCTTTCTCTCGAAGAGAATAAAGCTACTCCACGAGAAGATGTGGACAAACAGGTTTTATTAACCAACAAACTTCTTGAAAACAGCATTTACCAAGCCAAAAAACAAGAATTGTCAACGGTTCAAGATTCAATTGTTGAGGTTCCTGTTGTTGATGTTTCTGACCTAAAAGAACAAAGATCAACATTGGTTTCCGAGATTGACCAAATCAAAAACAATCTTAGAAACGAGGACCAAATCAAAGCGGTTGACAAAAGAATTGCTGATTTGGAACAAGAAGGAAAAGAATTGGCACAACAAATTGCCAATGTAGAGAAAACTCAATTTGTGATTGAAAAATTCAACAAACTTAAAATTGATACGCTGGAATCCAAAATCAACGAGAAATTCAAGTTTGTAAAATTCAGAATGTTTGAAAGCCAAATCAACGGTGGAGAATCAGAATGTTGTGATGCACTTATCGACGGTGTTCCGTTCTCGGATGCCAATACAGCATCAAAGATAAATGCCGGCTTAGACATCATCAACACGCTTTGCGGATTCTACCAAGTTACGGCTCCAATTTTCATCGATAATCGAGAAAGTATTATTGATGTAATTGGAATTGAAAGCCAGCTGATCAACCTGATCGTTTCGGCTGATGATGCAAAGTTGAGGGTAGCATAATGAACTTACACAAAGTAAAAAGAGACTTCGACGGACTACTGACTGAGAATTGTCCAGTGTCCGTTGAATTCAAAATAGGGAGCTTTGATTGTACGGCCAATTGTCCACACAATGAAAATACCAAGAAAGAAATTCAAGAACAGGCTTTCGATTTAGAATTTGTCAGATGTTCTAAAATTTCCAAACCAAGTCAATTACAAATAGAAATTTAAATAAATAAAAATGAGTACAACAAATACACCTGCAATTGCAGATCAAAAAAATAATGCTGTACAACAAGTTACAGCTACACCAAGCGAGCGATTTACTCTGGCAGTAATGAAAAACTTTTCACAAGACAACGGAGGTGTGCAAGTAACTCCTTTTCAAAAAAGATTGTGCCAAAGTTATTTCATTAAAATTGACCAAATGCTTAAAGCTGCCGAACTTAAAAGAATGGCAAAAAGCGAACAATATAGAGATGCTTTGCCATACAGTTGGGAAAACGTAAACATGAACAAATTAGCCGTTGACGTTGTGGCTTATAGTTCGGTAGGTCTTGACCCGATGCAAAAAAATCACCTTCACCCAATTCCTTACAAAAATAATGCATTAGGAAAATACGACATCAGTTTTACTAAAGGGTATAACGGTATTGAGTTGGTGGCCAAAAAATATGGTTTTGATGTTCCTGATGATGTGATTATTCGTATTGTTTACGCTAAAGAAACTTTTACGCCAATCTATAAAGATGCTGAAAACAAAAAGGAAAGTTTCACACATAAGCCGTCTGATAATCCATTTGACAAAGGAGATATTTTGGGAGGCTATTACTACCATGTTTATTTTGATCATCCTGAAAAAAACAAACTTCGTGTTTTCTCCATGAAAGACATTGAAAAGCGTATTCCAAAATCAGCTTCAGCAGAATTTTGGGGAGGTGAAAAAGATGTCTATAAAAATGGACAAAAATCGGGGAAAGAACAAGTTGAAGGTTGGAAAGATGAAATGGTCTGGAAAACGTTAAAACGTGCCGCTTGGGATGCAATCAACATAGATAGTCAAAAAATTGACGACAACATTCAAAAGATTTTATCTGGAGAAGAGGAAGTTGTAAAAGAAGAAATTGAGGATTTGGTAAAAAATGAAGTTAAAACTAAAGCTAATAAAGAAAGCTTAGACTTCACGGATAGTGCCGAAGAAACTCCTTATGAGGATATTCAAGAGGATTATGCAGAAGGAGAAGGAAGGCCAGAAAAAGAAGGTGAATTGGATAATCCATCAGCTGCAAATTCTGGACCAAACTTTTAACCATGGATCTTAAAATCATATCAACAGGTTCACAAGGTAACGCCTACATTCTCAGCAACGAGAATGAGGCGTTGCTTATTGAGTGCGGCGTAAACATCAAGGAAATAAAAAAAGCACTTGATTTTGATTTGTCTAAAGTAGTTGGATGCATTGTCACACATGAGCATTTAGATCACTCAAAAAGTGTTAGTGATGTTCTTGATTGTGGAATTTCAGTATGGACCTCACATGGAACCTCAAAATGTTTAAAGCTTAAGACAAAAAGGATCCCGCTTTTATTGACATCCAAGAGAACTGTAAAAATTGGTAACTTTAGAATAATCCCTTTCGATGTCAAACACGATGCAGCCGAACCTTTAGGTTTTTTGATTTACCATCCGGATTGCGGTAAAGTGCTTTTTCTTACAGATACCTACTACTGTAAATACACCTTTCCAGGACTGAACAACATTATTATCGAAACCAATTATTCGAAAGAAATAATTGAAAGTAAATATGGACCTGACAGCGATAAAGAATTTTTGCGAAATAGAATTTTACAATCTCATTTCTCATTAGAAAACTGCAAAGGTATGTTGGCATCCAATGACCTCACTCAGGTAAACAACATTGTACTCATTCACCTTTCAGACAGCAATTCAAACGAAAAACAATTTCATAAAGAAGTTTCTGAATTGACCGGTAAGAATGTAACCGTTGCCAGTAACGGTATGAAAATCAATTTCAACAAAACACCTTTTTAATTATGAATTATAACAGTCGAGGATATGAGCCGTTGCGTTTAAAAACACAAAAGTTTAATTTAAACAGAAATGATAATATGAAAAAAATAGTTGAAAAATTAAGACAAGGTAAGCAATGGCTTATATCCTTTGTTATGGTGCGTACTTTTTTATTGAGTAGCCGAAAAAGGCAAAATTACTTGATAATGAAAAACGCATCAATGTTTTTAGGATTACAAAACCTTGCAAAGAAATATGATAATGATGGTGATACAAGAACAGCAATGCTTATTAGTAGTGAATCTTATGATTACTTGGGTAATTTTGCCCTGTATTGTAATGCGAAAGGGTTAGACCAAGTTAAATGGTTGAAGATGTATGCACCATAACGAAGCAAATGAAGCAATAAATGATGCTAAAAACACTTTAGCGAAAGCGGATCAAATAGTTAATGTTACGGGTAGTTTAATGGTTGGGAGATTAAAAAAAATGAATCCTTATACATTAGTTAAGTTGAAAAAAGAGCTTGAACAATTCAATGCAAAAACCAAAGAATGGAAATAAATTTTTAACCATGGCAAAAAGTAAAAAAAAGAATCGCAAACCGGTTCATGTAACCTACAATCAAAAAGCATTTTTGGCACCAAATAGTATCTGGTCAATGGCTGCTATTCATTCTAAGATCCATTCTGATGGAATAGCAGTAGTTAAGATTTCAGACTGCAATAATTCAATTAAAATCTGGAATGATTTCAATACCAAAGACGGCAAGATTGAAATGATTGAAAAGGTCGATATGATCATTAATCAATTGGAGCATTTCAGAGCCGAAGTATTGCAAAGATGTTCTTCTGATGTTTTATTCTTAATAGATGGCCAGCAGTCTAATCTTGAAAAAATAATCTAGCATGATTTACAATCTTGAAAATCAACTTCAACAAAAACAATTTATTGACAAAGCAAAGCTTTTTATCTCAAAAGGCAAAAGGGTGGAATTGACCGTAAAACATCCAAAAAGAACCATTTCCCAAAACAGTTATTTACACCTAATCCTTACGTGGTTTGGAATCGAAACCGGATACACTTTAGAAGAGGTTAAGCAGGAAATATTCAAAAAACATGTCAATCCAACTTTGTTTTACGAAGGTGAATTTGGAGGTGTCATCAAGATTGAACGCTGGCGAAGTACTGCAAATTTAGATACTGCAGAAATGACTTTGGCAATAGACAGGTTTCGAAATTTTTCAAGTCAAGAACTTGGAATTTACCTTCCGGAACCCAGTGATTTGGTTTTACTTCAAGAATTAGAAAATGAAATTAGTAAACACAAAAATCAAGAGTATTTATGACACCATTTGAACTCACAAATCAAGCCGTGGAATCTGTTATGAATAATAACAAAGAACATCACGATAAAATTATGCTTTTTGCTACTGATTGGGTTAAAACAAAATTCAAATCCTTCACAAGCGAAAATCTAAAAGAAGATTACTACTCAAAAGGTAATCCAATTCCATCAGAACCTAGGATTTTTGGATCCGTATTTCGTGAATTATCCAAGAACGGTTTAATATTTAAAAATGGGTTTGAATTGTCTAAAAATCCTAAATGTCATTCCAGACCACAGCAATTATGGATTAGCCTTGAAATGTCATTAAAACAAAAATCAAATGCTACTCCAAACAGAAATCAAATATCAATTTTCACATAAATAATTAAAAAACAATTTATATCCATGGCAAAAGAAAAAGTTTTCACAATCCTTTCAGATAAATTAGGATTGGCAGATCAAGTACAAAAAGACGTAGAAATTAAAAGCGCCTCGCTTAAAGATGCACTTTGCACGTATTCCTACGAATTGTTAACAGGAAAAACCAAAGGTGACGGACTTTCCAGAAACGGAAAGCACATCATTCACGAAGATTTACAAATTGCTTTTGATAAGTTTGATGTTTTTCTGGCACACTTAGACGATGCTTTCACCGGCAATGACAATTCTACTGAGCTTTCAACACTGTCAGAACAGCCGGAAACGGAAAAATACTTTGTAAATTCTTTCTCCATTTCAGGAGTCGAGGAAAATAGATCTTTGGTTCTTTCTGGATTCAAAGAAGTTTCGAACGGAGTAATTAAATTCAGTTCTCCAAAGGTGAAGCTAAACGGGAACTACCTTTATTTAACTCAACTTCAAGGGTATTTGGAAAATGCGATCATGGAGGTTGAATATTACATGAACGGTAAATCAGCCCCGCAACCGGAACAAATTCACATGGATTTTGCCTCAGAGGATGCTGCTTTTGAGAATGCAAAATTTGATGAAGAAGCAGTTTAATTTATGGCATTCCAATTAAGACCATATCAGTCGGAGTCTGTTAGCGCCGGAGTTAAATATTTACAAGGTTCTACAAATGAGAATGCTGTAATTATTCTACCAACCGGCGCTGGCAAGTCGATTGTAATTGCAAACATACTTGCTCCACTGGAAGGAAAAACAATCGTTTTCCAGCCATCTAAAGAGATTTTGGAGCAGAATTATGAGAAATATACCAAGTACGGAAAAGCATCTATTTACAGCGCATCTGCAGGTGAAAAAAGAATTGACAAAGTTACTTTTTGCACCATAGGCAGTGTGATCAATAAGAAGCATCTTTTCGTAGGGGTTAAAAACATACTTATTGACGAATGTCATTTGGTTAATTCCGAAGGCGGCATGTATCAGGAGTTTATAAAGTATTTCCCAGAAGCTAAAGTACTTGGATTGACAGCAACTCCTTATCGATTATCACAAACAAGCGAAGGGCCACAACTCACGTTTTTAACTCGATCTACTCCAAAGATTTTCGACAAAATATTGTACTACGTTCAAAACAGTACACTGTTTGATGCCGGATTTTTGGCAAAGCTTGAGTATTATTCATTTGACGTAATAGACCGGTCCAAGTTAGAATTAAACAGCTCCGGAACCGATTTTACACAAGCTTCACTAAGCCGATATTACAAGTCAATCGATATGCCAAGTAGAATTGTAAAGTACGCAATGCATATTCTTTCAAAGAAACCCAACCTTTTAATTTTTTGCGCTTTGATTAGCGAAGCAAAGGAAGTGGTAAAACGCATACCTGGAGCCGTTATTTTGACCTCAGATACGAAAAAAGAAGAAAGGGAAAGGATTCTGTCACAGTTTAAAAAAGGAATCATAAAATGCCTTATAAACGTTGGCGTACTTACAACCGGATTTGATTACCCACAATTGGAAGCTGTATTGATGGCTAGATCTACTATGTCACTATCACTTTATTATCAAATTGTGGGTAGGGCAATGAGAATATGGCCAACAAAAGAAAATGCTTGGTTTGTAGACATGGGCGGTAACATTAATCTTTTTGGAAAAATTGAAACTATGAAGATACAAATAGATTCAGAAGGTAGATATGCAATTTGGAATAACGGCCGACAATTGACCAATGTTCCTATTAAAAAATAGATGAATCATGGCAAGAGAGCAAAGAAAAGATGTAGACTATTTTCCACATGATTGTACACACGGTCGAAAAATGCACATTATAGAGTCTAAATATGGTAATGATGGTTATGCTACTTGGTTTAAATTACTCGAAGAACTAGGAAAAGCAAACAATCATTATTTAGATATTTCTGATGAAATGACCCTTATGTTTTTGTGTTCTACTTTTAGAATAGATGAAGAAAAAACACTTTCAATTTTAAATGATTTGGCAAAATTAGGAGCGATTGACAAAGTTCTTTTTGACGAACATAAGATAATTTGGAGTCAAAAATTTACCAATTCAATTGAAGATGCTTATCGAAATCGAAAAGGTAAAATTTTTAAATACAGCGACATATTGAATGAAATTAATGCAAAAAACGATCAATCTTACGTAAGATTGACAGCTAATGATACCAATCTTACGGAAGTTATCCCTAAAGTAAAGTATAGTAAAGTAAAAGAAAGTAAAGTAAAAGAAAGTAAAGAAGAATATACTCCTAACGGAGTTGTTGATTTGGAAAATCAACCCAATCCTCCAAAGATTGATTTTAAAAAACTGATTTCTTTTTTTAATTCCAACCGGGGCATTTTTCCAGAAGTAAAAAAACTTTCCGAAACCAGAAAAAACAGAATCCTTTCACTCGAAAAACAATATGGAAAAGAATGCATCCAAATTGTGATTGAAAAATCAAGGGATTCCACTTTTTTACAGGGAGATAACAAAGAGGGTTGGACTGCCAATTTCGATTGGATTTTTAAGCCGGCTAATTTTTTAAAAATTTTAGAAGATAATTATGCGAACAGAGAAAACATACGAAGTGTCCATTCACAAAGAACAGATGCTGACCTTAAAAAATCAGCTAACAATGCAGTTGATGCAATGTTTGGTGTCACAAGACCAAGTTGAGTTGTTAATTCTTGAAAAAAACATGAATCTACAGAAAGCTATTGAAGGTACCAAAATTAAAAATTTAGAGAAAAGCCTAGGTGAAATCAACATGGTAAAAGTTGTGACATACTTGCTGATGCGTTTTTCAGAAAGTTTCAATGTTGGTAAAAATATCAGCAATACTCAAGCTCCATTAATCGCTATTGACATTATTGAAAAATATCCATTCGAAACAATTGAAGATATTGTTTTGTTACTAAAACAAGTAAGACAAGGCATTATCGGTGACGGAAAAGATTATAAGCTGGACGGTCAGAATATTTTAAATAAATGGTTTCCTGAGTATTTAGATAAAAAATACGCTGAGGTTGAAAGATTAGAAAGGCAACAAAAAGTAAGCGAAATTGATTCTGAAGATCATCCGGTAACTCAATTTTACGAAAAAAGGCGAATTGAAAAAGCCAGGAAAGAAAAAGAAGCAAAAATGCATCTTGAAATTGACGAAATGGTCAAACCAATGGACCGGCAAATGCTTGAAGATACCATTTCAGATTGGGAAAAGAAACCTGAAATGAAGCCTTATCTGGACTATTTGCGAAGAAAAAGATTGGTTGTGAAAGGAGATTATAAATTTTAAAACCTCAGTAAATGAAACGAATGAACTCTTATGAATGGAAAGTATTTAGTTGGTTTACTGATAAAGTAAAAACTCTTGATGATGCAAAAAAGATGTGCAAAAAACATTTTGATACTGAAAATGTTGATCTATTAAATTCAGTCAATGTCATTTTAATTTATGAAAAAGAAAACGGATCATGAACCACATCAGCCAACGCAATCGACTAGAGGCAAGGCTAAAAAGCTACATGGATTTTACGCCATATTGCCCTCGGGATTCTTTCTTAAAACTATCCAATGAAATGGTTAAAATTAACGAAAGGCTTGATAAAATTAAGTGTATGTCGGTTAGCGAATTAGTAAAGGAAGTCCCCATGTATTACGAAACCAAACAAAGTAAAATGAATTTTAAAACAGTTTAGAATGAGCAAAATTTTAGTATTAGATATCGAAACTACAGGTTTCTTACAGCAAGGAGGTAAAATTGTTGAGGTGGGTATTGTCGAATTGGACTTAAACGATGGGAACAGGGAAATTCTGTTTAGTGAAGTTTGCCATGAAGATGGAATTACCTTGGAAGAAGTAGAAAAATCTTGGATTATTCAAAATTCCGATTTAACCACCAAAATGATTAAATATTCGGCAAGTTTGGAAAATAAGCGAAAAAGGATTCAAAAAATATTAAACGATTATCCTTTGGGCGCAACCGCTTTCAACAATGCTTTTGATTTTAGTTTTCTTGAAAACAGGGGTTTTGTTTTTCCTAAAAAGTTGCCATGTCCAATGAAACTTTCAACTGATATCTGCAAATTACCAAATCCAAGAGGCGGATATAAGTGGCCAAAAGTTGAAGAAGCTCATCTACATTTTTTTGGTGATGTAGGTTATGTCGAAAAACACCGTGGAGCCGATGATGCTTATTTTGAGGCTGAGATTGTTTATGAATTGTACAAACGTGGTATTTTTTTAATCGATTAAGGTATGAGTAAAATACTGATAGGAATTGACCCTGACGTTGACAAAAGCGGATTTGCAATGATCAACGGAAACCAATTGAAGCTTTCAAATCTTACTTTTTTTGAACTTTTTGAAGAGTTGAGGTTTTATAAAGAAAAAGAAGTAAAGCCGGAGGTTTATGTGGAATGTGGTTTTTTGAATGGCGGTAATAGGCATTTAAAATTTGCAGGCTCCCACGCGTTGAATTCAAAAATTGGCGAACGAATCGGGGCGAATCACGAAACCGCCAAAAAAATCATAGAAATGTGCGAGTATTTAAAAATACCGTATCAAAAAATAAAGCCAAAATCCTCAAAAACTTCCAGTGATTACTTCAAAAAAATTACCGGAATCAACACCCGAACCAATCAGGAACAACGGGATGCTTTGATGCTTATCTGGGGTAGATAGTTCTATTTTCCCTTTTACATTCTAATTTATTCAACCCAATATCGCTTCAATAAAACGAAGTGATCAGATTTTTAATGTCTTAACTCAACGAGATACAGCATGAAAATTTTAAAATAAATCCAACTATGATCAAACCGTATAAAGAATTTTTAGAAGATAAGATTGTTGTAGCCGGAACATTCGGTTCTGAGATCGACAAATCACAAATAAATCCAATCGCTTTACCACACCAAAAAGACATTATTCATTGGGCGATTGCCGGCGGGCGCAGGGCAATTTTCGCCAGCTTTGGCCTCGGAAAAACATTGATGCAGTTGGAAATCGCAAGATTGATAATTGAACTCACCGGAAAGCCTTTTTTGATTTGTATGCCTTTGGGCGTTGTTGGAGAGTTTCGCGATGATAATGAGTTGTTGGGCGCAAAGTTCCCGATAAAGTATATCACGGATACTGATGAGGTTGAAACTTCTGAACTGGCAATTTACGTAACCAATTACGAAAGAGTTCGCAAAGGAGATATCGATCCCGATTATTTTGGAGGTGTTTCTTTCGACGAAGCTTCTATTCTTAGAAATCTAAAAACCGAAACCACAAATTATGTTTTAAAGCATTTCGCCAAAATCAATTATCGATTTGTGGCAACGGCAACTCCTACGCCAAACGATTTCATTGAGATTCTGAATTATGCAGATTATCTGGGGGTAATTGACCGCGGTCACGCATTGACTAGGTTCTTTCAAAGAGATTCTACCAAGGCCGGCCATCTTACACTGTACGAAAACAAAAAAGAGGAATTCTGGAAATGGGTTTCTTCCTGGGCGGTTTTCATCAACAAACCTTCGGATCTCGGTTATGATGATACGGGTTACAATCTGCCAAAATTAAACTTCCATGAAGTTGAAATCGATAACACGCCAACCGGAGTGGTTACCAACAAAGAAGGTAAAATTGTTTTGTTCAAAGACACTACAAAATCTTTGATCGATACTTCCCGCGAAAAATCATCTACAATCGATATTCGAGTTCAAAAGGCTTTTGATATTGTTCAGGAAAAAGCCCCAGAAAGCAACTGGATTCTTTGGAGCCACCTCGAAGCCGAAAGAATGGCCATTGAAAAGAAATTCAAAGAAGATTCTTTCATTGACTTAAGGTCTGTTTACGGTTCCCAAACCAATTTGGAAAAAGAAAAGCTGTTGATTGATTTCAAACACTCAAAGTTTCAGATCCTGAATACCAAACCCAAAATAGCAGGATCAGGCTGTAATTTCCAAACACATTGTCATAATATGATTTTTGTGGGCATAGATTACAAATTTAACGACTTCATTCAAGCCATTCACCGCTGTTATCGCTTCAAACAGACCGAAGAGGTAAATGTATATGCCATTTACACAAATAATGAAGTAGAAGTGCTTAAAACGCTTAAAGAAAAATGGAGAAATCATATTGAACTCCAAACCGAAATGATCAACATAGTTCGCGAATTCGGGCTTAACACTGATAAAATAACTGCAGATATGAAAAGACAAATTTTTGAAAACAGAAGAAGTGCCATAATTGGAGGTGCTGAGGTTTTTAATGAAGATACCGTAAAAATACATGAGGAAATGGAAGATAATTCAACCGATATGATTCTGACTTCAATTCCTTTTGGTGATCATTACGAATACTCAGACAACTACAATGATTTTGGACACAACAACGGAAATGAAGAATTCTTCAAACAAATGGATTACCTAACGCCTAATTTGCTCCGAACATTGAAGCCTGGCAAAATTGCAGCCATTCACGTAAAAGACAGGATACGTTATTCGTACCAAAATGGAACTTCGTTTACTACAATTGATGATTTTTCAGGTAAAACAGTAGCGCACTTCACTAAAGAACATGTTAAGATTGAATTGCAGAATGTAAAATGTAGGATAAATGATTTTCTTCCGCTTTTAAAACAATTCAAAAAAGATGAAAATCATCCAGCTTTTGATGTGATAAAAAATCATGTAGCAAAACTAAATATTGAAAAACAAGAACTTGAAAAAGACTATTCAAATAGATTTTATCTGGTTGGAAAAATCACTGTTACAACCGATGTGGTTCGGGAAAACAATCAAACCTATCGTTTAGGCTGGTCCGAGCAGTGCAAAGATGCTACCAAAATGGGTGTTGGACTTCCTGAGTATGTTTTGCTTTTCAGAAAACGTCCAAGCGAAATGAATAACGCTTACGCTGATGAACCTTGTGTAAAAACAAAAGAAGAATATCCAATTGACAACTGGCAGCTCGATGCCCATGCCTATTGGAAATCATCCGGCGACAGGTTTATGAACTACGATGAATTGAAAAATGCAGACATGAAAACTGTTTTCAACGCTTGGAGAAAACATGACAAAGAAAGTGTTTACAATTTCCAAGAACATTTGAGAGTTTGTCAAGATTTGGAGCAAGCAGGAAAGTTAAGCCGTTTGTTTATGACTATCCCGCCAACTTCACCAACGGATATGGTTTGGACCGATGTAAACCGAATGAACACGCTAAACGCCAATCAGACCAATCGAAAAAAGGAAAAACATATTTGCCCGCTGCAACTGGATATCATAGAAAGATTGATTAACCGTTTCACAATGAAAGGCGACCGTATAGATGATCCATTTGGCGGTTTATTCTCAACAGCTTACAAAGCACTTGAAATGGGCCGAAAAGCAATAACTGCAGAATTGAATCCAGATTATTACGATGATGGTCTTTTCTACCTGAAATCTATCGAGTACAAAATCAATGTTCCGAGTTTGTTTGATTTTATGGAAGCTGAAAGTGCATAATTATGAAAGATTACAAATCATTATCAAAGTATGAAAAGTTAGCTTACATGCAACAATCAGGAGGGTTTAATTCTAAAAATGAAAGACACGAATTAGCAGTGTATCTAAATGCTTTAAGAATCGGAAACAAAGAATATGTAGATCATATTGAATCTTTTGGAGAAAATCCAAATAAAATGTTGACAAATAAACGACACTTTGAAAGAGGATTGCTTTTTGGTTTTTCTGAATTTGTTATTAATGAACATGGTTGGACTGATCGAATTAAGCTGCTAGATAAAGAAACAATACAATTCTACGCTAAAGGACAAACAGTCTCTTTTAATTCGATTGATATCGCAAGAGGTTTAAATAACAAGTGGACTTTTGGCACTGAATATTGTACAGGATCTTCTGGAGGTAGCGGATCTGCATCTATTTGGGGTGAAGTATTAGAAACAAGAGAAATGGCAATAATTGAGGGATTGAAAAAATTAATTTCTCAACACAACGACCAAAGAGAAAGGCTTCATAAAAGAGATTCTTGCGGAAATTATAATGAATCTTATTCGCTAAGTATAGTAAAACAAGTCCAAAATTACTTAGATGAATTAACAGGAAAAAAAGCAGTTCAACTAGATCTGTTCGCTTAAAAATTAAAAACCAACAAATATAAATTTTTATGGAAATCATTATCGAAAGCCAAACATTGGCTAAAAACCTAAATGTCTTAAAAAAAGTAATTCCAAGCTCAACGCCAATGCCAATTATAACCTGCTTTTTGTTTCGGGTAGTCGAAAAGAAACTGACGGTTGTTGCCAGTGACTTGGATGTAACGCTTGAAATCAAAGTCGAATGCCAATGCAGTGAAGATGGCGCTTTTGCCGTTGCATCCGATATTTTTATGGAAATGGTAAAGTCATTGCCAAACGAGGTTTTAACTCTTAGAATTTCAGAAAAAGAATTGGAAATTGCTTCACTTTCCGGAAACTACAAAATGGCAATTGACAATGCCAACGAATTTCCTAAAACACCATCATTTGAAGAAAAGAATTCACTCTCGGTTGCAGCACATGTTCTAAATAAAGCATTCACCAAAACAATGTTTGCTACCGGAACTGATGATTTAAGAATGATGTTGACTGGTGTTTGTCTGGACTTCAAAAAAGATAGCTTGGTATTTGTGGCAACTGATGCAAATAAGTTGGTAAAATATACCAGAAATGACATTAAATCAGAAAACGAGCATCAGTTTATCATTCCAAAAAAGCCGATTATGGTTTTGATTGGTGCCTTGACCGGAAAAGATTCTGATGTTAAAATTGGATTCAACGAAACGAATGTTTCATTTGTTTTTGACGATACCGTTTTGATGTGTCGTTTGATCGATGCCAAATACCCGCCTTACGAAAATGTAATTCCAAAAGAAAATCCAAACACATTGGAAATTAGCCGAACAGAATTGTTGGCCAGTTTGAAAAGGATTTCAATTTTTTCGAACCGTATGACCCATCAGGTGATTATAGACAAAAAAGGAAATTCGCTTACCATTCTTGCCGAAGATAAAGATTATAATTCCAAAGGTGTTGAGAACTTGACCTGTATTGGTGACGGTGAAGATTTAAAGATTGGATTCAATTCTAGATTCTTATCTGAAATGCTTTCGAACCTAACTTCTGATAAGGTGAAAATAGCTATGTCTGCACCTACCAGAGCAGGTATTATAACACCGCTTTCGGGCGAAGACGATAATGAAAACACAACCATGCTGGTAATGCCGGTAATGATAAATTAGTATTTCATGGAAATCATAAGCGTAACAAAGCCAAAAGCTAGAAAAGATCATATATGTGACTGGTGTGCTTGTAAAATTGAAAAAGGAACTGTTTACACAAACTCTTTTTGCGTTCAGGATGGTGACACCTACACATGGAAAAATCACATTCATTGTGAAGAAATAGCATCTAAACTAAAAATGTTTGACCATGATGATGGATACGGAGTTACTGACGAAGCTTTTCAAGAAGCAATCAGGGAAGAATATATTCAATTGATGCAACACCATCATTTTGAATTGTACGAATCTGAATTCTTCCAATATCCCAATTTTGAAAGTCAATTAGCGTATGTGTGCGAAATGCATAATATTTTAAAACCATGATCCCTCATGTTGATGATTGTTATTTCTACAAACGAATTGACAGTACTTTAATAGCAGTAAAATCCACCGGAGAAGAAATTCCGGTGGTTAAATTCAAAAAAAAATTTATCGATTTACAAGTTGTGGACCAAACTCCATTGGAGTACATGAAAAAATACATGGAAATGTTCCCGCACTTAATCGAAATCATAGAACCAAAATCAAGCAACGAACAATTAACACTTTTTTAAAATGGAATTACAAATAGTAAGAATTACAAATCAAAAATATGGTGTAACTGATTTTAGCCTTGTACGTGATAAAAATCAAGATGATGAATCATATATACCGCCAAAATCTGGGGATTATGCTCTTATAAAAATTGAAACTCTAAGCGACAGAATTGAAGTCGAAGAGTTTATTGAAAACCTAAAAAACAGGTAATATGAAAAAATACGTTTTTACACTTCACTTAGATTCCGAGCAAGAAAAAGGAGTTGATCAAATTCCAGTTATTGCAAAGAATATTCAATCAGCTATTGCCAAGCTTTGCCAAGGTAATTTCTACAATGAAGATCAAATCATAAATATTTCAATCACAAAAAATAAATTATGAAAAAGTTACAATTTGAAACCATATCAAAATGGCAAAATGAAACATTTGGACAAGCAACAGCATTATCTAAAACAGCTCATTTAAAGCAAGAGGTTAAAGAATTGAGAAAAGATTTAAAAAATGATAGTCCTGCAAAAAAACTAGAATTTGCAGATTGTTTTATTCTTCTTTTTGGAGCAGCTGCTTCTGATGGAATGAGCTATGAAGACATTTGTAATGCGATCGATGAAAAGATGGAAATAAATAAATCTCGTAAATGGGGTAATCCCGATAAGAATGGAGTAATTAATCATTTAAAGTAAACAATGAAAGCACTATCCATAAAACAGCCATGGGCGAGTTTAATCGCTCATGGTATCAAAGACATCGAAAACCGAACATGGAAAACTCACTTTCGTGGAAGGGTGTATATCCATGCTTCTTCCAAAACAAAAGAAATGTTAAGCTTGTTAAGTAAAAATCAAGTTGAAGATCTTAGAAATAAAACCAATTTAGATTTTGACTTTCCAACATCTGCAATCATCGGTGAAGTTGAAATCATAGATTGTGTTGTAAATCATCATAGTATTTGGGCTGAAAAAACAGAGGGTAGATATGTCGGTGACGGTGTATTTGTTCTAAGCGAAAAACCAATCTATAACTGGGTACTTGCTAATCCTGTACTTTATGACAAACCAATCCTAAACGTAAAAGGAAAGCTTTCTTTTTGGGAATTTAGGGATTTGATAGAATGTAGCTGTTGTACTAATAAAGAAACTGACGAAGAAATGCACATTTGCGAAAGATGTGAACAGGAATATTGTATTAATTGTCAGGCGGAATTCAATAAGTTTAGTCAAATAGATTACAACTGTTGTGAAAAGTGTGCAAATACAAATAATCAATACCATGACTGAAAAATTAATACAGAAAGCACTTTTAAAGGCATTTGGTTCACATGAATATAAATTTACAAATGTTTACTATTTTAATAATGAAAGTGACTGGTTAAGTTTTTTACCATCTGGTTTCTGCTATGAGGTTGAAATAAAAATTAGCCGCTCAGATTTCAAAGCTGACTTCAAAAAAGAAAAACACACTATCCATAAAGGAAATGAGATTAAGAGTAATTTGTTTTTAAGAAAACAAGGTGTTTCAATTTCAAGAAATTTAAGCTGGGATTTTTGCAAAGAATTTCCTGAATTAATAATTTCAAGTGAGTATCCACAAAGATCAAGAAGCTACAATTCTTCACGAGAATTAATATCAACAGAAACAATGATTGTCGATTTTTATGCGGTAACATCATCTAAAATTGAATTTTTTTCACATGATAATAAGCTGCTTCCAAACAAGTTTTTTTATGCTGTTCCGACCGGATTAATATCCAAAGAAGAAGTTCCTGAATATGCCGGTCTATTGTACGTAGATGAAAATTTGAATGTCACCAAAGTAAAAGATGGTAAGTTTTTGCATAAAGATAAACTTGAAGTAAAAAAGCTTTTCAATAAGATGTATTATAGCTATCATAGAGAATTATACCAAAAATTAAATCACTAATAATAAATAATCATGCAAAATCAGAAATTAAAACAAGAACAAAAAGTGTTTTTTATTGGAGAAAAACTTCCAATGACAGTAGCAAAAGTCAATAAGAATTATGCAATCGTTACAAGGCCAATTCATAGGCGACACGATGCCGATATTTTGAAGCATAAAGTTGAAATGGGTGGGTATTGCACTTTTACAGAAGCATTCGAAGATTTGAAATACAGTCTGATCTATTCTATTTTAGATTTCAACAACAATGTGAAAGGGCCTCATAACTCATTTGGTTATGGAATTGAAAAGGAAACTTTGAAAAAAGATGCTTCCGATATTATGAAAGCTTTAGAATCAAATGAAATTGAAATTTCAAGAAGAAACAGTTGTGAATTAAATATCGATTTTGAACGCACTTTCGGCAAATAAGTAAAAATTTTAATCCTAGCAAAATCAATACCTGAGTCAACTTACTCCACGGGCTGGATACAAAATAATTTACTGTAATTCAGTCTGTAAAAGTTGTAATAAAATGTATTATTTATTAATATATTTTATTAGTTAATTATAAAAAGTATTATATTTGTGTTCTATGAAACAAGTCAAAATTCTCATTTTATCAGTCATCGGGATGATGGCTTTTACGGCCACGGCAACAACTACTGCCAAGCTGGAGGAAAAGCAAAAAACAGTATTCTATCCTGAAGTTACTTTCACTATTGATGCTGTAAGTGTAGTAAATGATTTTCAAATTTTTAATGTAAATGCATTTCAATCTTTTGAATATCATGGATTGCCTATTAAGGCGACCAAAGAATTAAAAACAGTAGCATTTATTGTTGAAGATGTCGGTTTTAGTTCTCTTGGATTAAGTTATACTTCGATACACTACAAAGAGAAGTTGCTTCATAATTATAGCATTGCTTTCATCCACAACTTACGAAACCAAAATTTTAGGATTAGATCAGACTGCTAAAAAGTCAATTCAATATATCAAAAGCCTTTCAGTAAATGAACGGCTTTTTTAAATGGGGAAGTGACGAAATGGTAAACGTGGCGTTGACAAGCATCTTAATAGGAAATAGCGAACGCTCTAGGTTTATTTATCCTAGTACAAAGGTTAAAGGTTCGAATCCTTTCTTCTCCACAAGCGCATCGATGTAGTACTGGTTAGTATCTAGCCATCTGGAATAAACCAGTGAATATTTATTATTCAATAAAAATGAGACCAGTTCGGCCTTTAATTCAAAAGAGTTTATGCTTTAATATTATGGAAACAAAAGATGATTCGCTCTCTTTAGATACTGGTGGAAATATTGCAAAGTTTAGACAGCACATGACTTTTATCAGACCAAAATTTTATAATGTGCAAAAAGGAATTATAGCTCACCAGGTAGAGCATCGGACTGAAAATCCGACCGCACAAGTTCGAATCTTGTTAGTTCCACAACAACCAGAGAGAAGGACAACCGAAAGATTTATGATTGGTATTTCGCGAATATCAAAAGTAAATTTTCTTAGAAGTACAATAAGATAGGTTGTCCGCAGAAATATAGCAGTATGGCGGAATGGTAGACGCTGACGGTAGTTCAAAGCAACGTAATTGCCCGTAAATGAGTTCACATAAGAGAGGTTAAACAAGCTGAAAATAAGCGGACTACTCTCATTCAGGTTCGAGTCCTGATACTGCTACAATAATAAAAAACAAGTGACCACGAGCAAGAAAAACCGTAGCTGCGTAAAGGCGATTGTGTTATTTAACATGAGTGGTCACAAAATAAATTTTGAAACATAAAAGCAGTTCAAGAGGATAAGACCTCACTTGGAACCATTCGGGTTTAATAAGGCTCGTTAAATCATTACAGGATACGTGAATTAATGGGGATTTTTCGGGTAACTATCCAATAGAACGTAGATAATCTGGACCGTGTAGCGTTGAGTGGTAGAGTTTTGAATTTTTCTTGAAAACTACTCTATAAAAAACCAGATGTGAACTGCTTTTATTTCAAATTAAATAACAAAATCAACAAAAGATCATGATTGAAATTGTAAATGGCCGCGTATTCGTTGACGGAAAAGAAACAGTAGACCCAACACTTATTGGATATGCAGTTCTTGATTTTGCCGAAACTCAAGAACACGATTCTTTGAAAATTGTATTAAAAGAGGAAGATGTTTTTATTGAATCATTTGCTTAAGTACAATGACAATTGCAAACAACTTTAACATAGAAGATATTGTGTATTTAAAACATGATATTGAGCAACATCCAAGGATGATAATTGAAATACACATCCGAAAGCATGATGTTATTTATATGGTTCAATCCGGATTAGATATTTCACATCACCACGACTTCGAATTATCTCAAACTAAAATTATTTTCTAATGAATATCATCAACAAAACAACATTGAAAATCAAAAGATGGTTGCTGCTTCGGTTATTGCATAAAAAAGTAATAAAAGCCAGAACTGAAAAACGTATTCAAGAATATAACGATTTGATTTATCAGTTTAGATTAATCCAGGAAAAGAAAAGCAAATTGAGCAGCCGTAAAAGAAAAGATGTTGAAAACGAAATCAAGCATTTAATCAGTATCGGACATATAAAAGTAAACTAATGGCACATGTTCTTATAATTGGAGGGCGTAGTCACAGTAAAAACGAAGCTATTAAAGCCGTTTTAAGCAAAATAGGAATAGAGGCGACAGTAGTTGGTTTCGGTAATCTTCAATTAGCATTTGAAGAAGCTAGTTTGGCCAATGTTAATGCAAAAAAAAGCATGGATGATATTGCTTTGTTAGCTACAAAAATTAATTCGATGGCTATTTATGAAGAGCCTAAAAGCAAATTCATTTCAAATCCAAAAAATAATTTTAGAAAGATATAATCCATGAGAGAAGAAAAATCAGAAAGAATTCGAGAAAACGATGCTATACCTGCATTTAAGCCTTCTTTGACCAGAAAGCAAAAAAGAGCAATCGAAAGAGCTGCTTTAAAAATGTCCGGAGTTAAACGTAAATATCAATAAGATGAAGCCATTAAAATTCAAAGAAGCAACTGTAGAGTTAAAAAAGCCATCATCAATGACAGATGAAGAATGTGGATCGTTACATATTTTTCAAGATGAAAATACAAACACCTGTATTTCATTATGGACTGTTCCATTTTTGGGAAAGATTAAAATTCTTATTTCATGGTCATATTTGGCTTGGTGTTCTTTCAGGAAAAACTCAACCTCCGGTTTGGTTATATTGTAAAAAAACTGTTTTTATTAAGCAAAAATAAATATTTTATGAAGTCAAATAACCTCACCATAAAACAAGAAGCATTCTGTCAGGCGTACATACGTTTGGGGGATAAATCAGCGGCTTATCGTGAGGCTTATTCGGCTAAAAATATGAAAGCTGAATCTATAAATAGAAAAGCTTTTGAATTATTTAATAACGGCAAGATTACGGCAAGGATTGAATTTTTGAGATCTGAAATTCAAGTAGACAACAAAGCAACTATTTCAGAGATTGTAAATACTCTTTCTGACATGTTGAGGTTTGATGTTGCAGATCTTTACGATTCTAATGGCAACTTAAAAAACATTCATTCAATTCCTAAAAAAGCTAGATTGATGATTGCTCAATTGGAAACAGATGAAATCAGAGTTAGAAACGAATCAATTGGCCAAGTAAAAAAAGTAAAGGTGTTTGACAAAATGCAAGCAGTTGAAAAACTGATGAAACATCTAGGCGGTTATGAAAAAGACAATGCCCAAAAAACGCCTATTGTAAAAACCAAGATTATTTGGGGAGGAAAGGAGATTGAAGTATAATGAATCTTTCGCCTAAACAATCAGAGGCAATGCAAGCCGTTGAAAGTGAAAAATACAATTTTATCACATTTGGTGGCGCAATTCGTGGGGGAAAGTCTGTTTGGGGACTTACCGGACTTTTGATATTGTGTACTGTTTATCCTGGCTCCAGATGGTGTGTGATTCGTGAGGACATGGAGAAGATAAGAACCACTACGATACCATCATTTAAAAAGATTGAGCCTAGTGGAGTATTGAGACAATCTCCTTACGAATATACACATCCAAACGGATCTGTTATTTTATTTAAATCTGAAAATTATTCTCAGGACAAGGATTTAGACTGGATGAAGGGTTTGGAGGTTAATGGTTTTCTTTTTGAGGAAATAAATGAATGCCAGCAACAAACATTAAACAAAGCTTTTGAAAGAGCCGGAAGCTGGGTAATACCTCACACAGATAATCAACCAAATCCATTAATAATGGCAACTTGTAATCCTACATTTGGATGGTTTAAAGATCTTGTGTATGACAGGTGGAAAAACGGAACATTGCCTGTTAAATGGCTTTACATTCCAGCAAAAATTACTGATAATGTAGATGAAAATGGTAAATCTAACTTATCTGCAGCTTATCTGGAAAGTTTGAATAATATGCCAAAATTCGAATACATGGTTTATGTTGAAGGGAATTGGGATATTCAAATAAAAACAGGTGGTGAGTTTTATAAAGAATTTGAAATCAATGTCCATGTTAAGCATACAACTTATAATCCTGATTTACCTCTTCATATAAGCTGGGATGATAATGTGAATCCTTATTTGCCTTGTGGAATATTTCAAATTGAAGGTAAAGACATCAGGATGATTGATGAAATAGCTGGAGTCACGCCAAATAACACAGTAAAAGCAGTTTGTTATGAAATAATAAGGAAATATAAAAATCATGGATCTGGAATGTTTATTTATGGCGATGCCACGGCAAATAAACAAGATACAAAGCTTGAAAAAGGATATAATTTTTACTCCATTATAATGGATTATTTGAAAGAATTCAAACCTGTAAATAGAGTTTTAAGCTCTAATCCAAGTGTTGTAATGAGAGGTAACTGGATTAACACTGTTTTGGAAGTTGAGTTAAACGGAATAAGCGTAACAATTGGAGAGAATTGCAAAAAAACTATCACTGACTTTGTTTCACTTAAGGAAGCTCCGGACGGTTCTAAGTTAAAAGAAATGGAAACGGATCCTAAAACAAAAGCTCGTTTTCAAAAGGTGGGACACTTTACTGATTTATTTGATTATCTAATTTGCACAGCGTTCCGAGATGATTATTTATTGTACTTAAACAAACCAAAAGAAGTTGTTTACGAAATGACAGAAGAGGAAATCAAAAACTTAAACTATTAATAAAACATACCATGGAAGAGTTATTAAAATTATTGTTGTCGGATCCTAAAAAGGCAATTTTATTGATTAAAAGCCAATCAAAAGATACTTCTACTATTGAAAAATATATCAAAGAATACAGGGATTTTGACAGGAACCAAAGAGATGGCCAACTTGAAAAGATTCAAATTGATAAGAATTTGCAATCTGGAGGAAAAGCAAAAATGGTTAAAATATTTCTAAACCATGCCCAAAACATTGTTGAAACACTTTCGGCTTTCATTATTGCAAAACCGGTTACACTTATTCCATCTGAAAATAATGATTTGGCCAAATTGATTAAACAAATTTGGAGAGTAAATAGAATTGATTCAAAACTGCTGGATTCAACCATTATAAAGCTTTCTCAAACTCAGGTTGCAATGCAGTTTTATATTACAGATAGTGGTGAAACATCTTTGTTAAATAAAGTGTTGGTATTCTTAAAAATGAAACCACAAGTGAAAGAAATAAAAGTCAAAGTTTTGGACAATACCAAAGGTGTTATGTCGCCTTATTTTGATGGAAGTGGAAATATGATCGCTTTTATGTGGGAATACAAAAATAAAATAGGCACAAAAGATGTAAATCATGTTCAAATTTGGGATGCTGAAAAACAATATTACCTAAATGATTTTAACGGAACTATGTCTTATGTTGGTAACCCGTTAGCCCATGGTTTTGATAGAATTCCAGTTGTTTATGACTCACAATCAGAGCCACAATGGTACACTGTTAAATCTCCAATAGACAGAAATGAGATTTCTATTTCAAAATTAGGTGATGCAAATGATTATTCCGGCCATCCTATTTTAGTAACTGAAGGTGTAGTTAAAGGAATGCCAAACAAAGAAGAAAGTGGAAAGGTTTTCAATATTCCAATTCAGATAGATCCTGAAACCAAAAAAGAAGTAAAAGGAAAGGTTTATTTTCTGGAAGCAAAAACCGCTCCAGAAGCAAATAAACTCGAAATGGATAAACTTGAAGATTATATTGCTTACGGATCCGGAGTTCCAAACCTATCTCTTGAAAAATTGAAATCATTGGGTAATGTTGCTGAAAAAACAGTGAAGTTGATGTTCCTGGCAACCGACATAAAAGCATCATTAAAGCAATCTGAAACACGTACTTTCATTGAAAGATGTTTGAATATTATTATTTCAGGAGTTACCAAAACAACTAACACAGCATTGGCAAAATTAGGACAATCACTTTATTACGATATCCAATTCAATTCAATACTTCCATCTGATATTGCTGAAACAGTTACTACTGTTACAACAGCAACTGGGGGTAAATCAGTAATGAGTCAAAAAACAGCAATTGGAATTTTGGATTTAGTTGATGATGTTGATGCTGAATTAGCATTGATTGAAGAGGAAAATAAAGTTACTAATGTGGTGCCTACAGCAGTTTAAAATTATAATTTGCACGTTTTATGTCTTCCGAGGTTAGGAGACTACTTTTAAAAAAAAGGATTATCTATCATATAACTTGCAAATTTTAACCACTCCTAACCGAGTGGTTTTTTTATGTTTAAATTTCTTATTTAGAATGATTCTAAATAATAATTATTTTTTATTACATTTGTTATCTAAATTATTAAGAAACAAATACTCACAACTATGGCAGTAGAAAAACAAAAAGTGATTGCAAGACTTAAGGCATTATTCCCTAAGGCTAACTTATCACTACAAAGGCTAGACGCAATTGCGGATAAACTTGCAAAAAAACCAGCAGATGATGCTGATGAAACGGCTATTGATGCAGTAATTAACGATTTCAACGATGTGTTAAGCATTGAAGATATTGCAAAGGGGGACGATAGAACTCGCACTCTTGAAGCAGAAAAAAAGAAAGCGGAAGAACTTGCAGCAAAGAAAAAGCCTAGTCCATCAAAAGAGGAAGAGGAAGAAGAAGTTGAAACCGAAGGTATGACAGCGTTTGAAAAAACTATGTTAAAAAAATTCGGAGAATTAAAATCTGACTTAGACAACATCAAATCTGGAAATGTCAAACAAAGCAAATTAGAGCAAGCAAAATCATTGCTTGAAAAATCAGAAGTTTTTAAAAAACTGGATGATGAAACTAAAGGCTTTATGTTGAAAAATGTTGAATTAGAGTCAGAAACACCATTCGAAGAACAGATAACTGGACTTGAAGGCTTGTTTTCTAAAATGATTCAAACAACTGCTGATGCAAATCAATATGCACCTGGAGCCGGTCAAGGTCTTCCAAGTAATGCAGTTGACGAAAAGTTAGTTGGTGATATTGTTGATTCAATGTAAATCGATTATTAATCAAAAAGTAAAAAATTATGTCGGATACAACCGCAAATTTAAACAATACCCCAATTGAAGTAGATACTACTATGGATAGCGTTGTTATCATAAAAGTAGATCACGACATTCCAGGAGGTAAAACACTAGATGTAACTGGCGTTACTGATGAAGTGTTGAAAGCTGGTAGAGTTATCGTCGAAGAGACTGCTACCAAAAAATTAAAACCTTTGAAAATAGTTGATGGAGATTACGAAAGTTTGCCGGGCGGCCATTCTTACAAAGGTGTTTTAATTGCTACCATTTTGCTTAAAAAACCATTTGCCTCTGTTATGTTGGCGGGTAATGTAAATGAGCAAGCTGCAATCAATTATGATTTGCCAGCATTCCCTTCAGGAGCGAAAACTGCTCTTACTCACATTTTATTCACTCAAGACTAATTTTTAAATTATGGAAAAATCATTATTCCCAGCGTGGGTGGATAAGTACTTTAAAACTTTCACTCAAAAGATTATTGAAAAACTAAACGGCTCAAAGAATCCTTTAGTTTATTGGCACAAAATGATGTTGAGAAAAGAATATTCTCCAACATTGAAATGGGGATCGTTATCCGTAAACGGTAACGTTGTTTCTGCCGATGTCGTTTCAATGGATTCAAGCTTACCTCTTAAAAAAAGAGATTCATTACGTAAAGCGGATGGAGATATTCCAAAGCTTGGTATGAAACTGTATTTGAATGAAACCACAATGAATGAATTAAACATTCTATTAGCTCAAGGTGGTCAGGATGCAGAGGTAATGCGTAAATTATTTGCCGATTCAGATAAGTGTATTTCTGGTATCTACGAAAGATTAGAATCAATGTTTTTACAAGCACTTTCAAGTGGATTAATTGTAATTACTGATGAAGATAATCCAGGTATCGGAATCCGTGTTGATTTTGGACATCCAGATGAAAACAAATACGGTGCTTCAATTATTTGGTCAGATGCAAATGCAAAACCAATTGACGATATTTCCAGAATAACTGGTCAAGCTCGTTTGAATGGTGATGTTATCAAGCATATATTAATGGATGTTGCCACTTGGAATAAGTTTAAAGTTAACGCTCAGGTTAAACAAGAATTTGCATTTTCATTAGGTTTCACAGGAACTAACATTCCAAATGTACCATCGGTAGTAAAAGCTAACGAGTTTTTAACTGCAAATTATGGAGTTGAAATTCATATCATTGATCGTCCAGTTATGGTTGAGAAAAATGGTAAAAGAAAATCAATTAATCCATGGGCCGAAAATGCCGTTGTCTTCTTAACTGAAATGATGGTAGGTACTTTAACTTATGGACGTTTAGCTGAAGAAACATTCGCTTCAAAAGCTGTTGATTATTCCAAAGTAGATGATTTCATATTGGTTTCAAAATACCATACAAATGATCCTATCAAAGAATTCACTTCATCTCAAGCTTTGGTTTTACCGGTAATCAATAATGTAGATTCAATTTACATTATGAATTGCGAAGAAGCTCAGCCAACAGAGGGTCAAACAGAGAATGATTCAACAATCACCATCTATGAAGATTCAACAGTTACAGTAGTTAATTTGGTTAACGCATTGAATAGTGTTAAATCTAAACCAGCTGCAACAACTGAGATGACAGATGTACAGTTGATCGATTTGGTTAATGCTTTAAGTAATGCCAAAGAAACTACATTGAAATCAATCCTTGCTATTCCAACGGTTAACGCCGGAGCAGATACAACTGCAAGTTCAGCAACAAAAGCATTATTGGGTACTGCAACAGCTGCAACTGGTAAAACAATTGCTTCTGTTCTTTGGTCTCAAGTTTCTGGACCAAATACAGCTGGATTCTCTGCTGCATCAGAATTAAGTACAAATGCTACTGGTTTAATCACTGGTACTTATGTATTCAAATTGACTGCAACGGATTCTGAAGGAACAATTGCAAGTGATACAGTTACAGTTGTAGCAACCGTAGCATAAAAACAGAAGTATATGTATAGCAGTCAAAGCATAGAATCACTATATACCAGAATTGGTTGGGAAAAGCCTTTAGACACTGATTTTGCAATCGAGTTAGATGAGGAGGTTCTAACCGCAGATTCAGAAAGAAAAGTTAACTCTTTTCACCAATTGGTAACAGTTGAGAATGTTTATGCTGCAGTTTCAGAAATAGATATGGAAGCCGAAGATTTCAACGGCTTCCTTTCTTCTGTTCGCGAACAATCAGTTCAGGAAATTTTGACATTGATTTTTGACCAACATACGTCTTATGACGATTCGTTTGATTATTCAAATGTTATCATTTCAAAACCTAGATTGTTTGATAATGCTATCGGATACTGCATTGTTATTAAAATGCTTGAACTTTTAATTTCATCATCAAGAAGCAATCTTTTAGAAAGAAATTCTAAGCTTAGTTTTCAAAACCTAAAATTAGAATTGGAAGGAGTTCGAAATGACAATGGATATTATGTAACAAGTGGAATAAAAAATGAATTTAAATCATCTATCAGCAAAGCACAGAAAGTAATATTTCCGCTTAATGCAATAGTTGATTCAAAACCAGTTTGGTAACTATGAATTACAATCAATACCCGCCAAAGGGAATCGACTACAAAATATTAATAATGCAAAACGTTTTGAGTTCATCATTATGTTTTGAAGGAGTTGATTTTTATGGCCGTGTCCAGAAAGTGTTGGCAAAGGATGGTAAGTCATTTATTCCAGAGGTTTATATCTCAAACAGCGAACGAAAAGAAGTCTATTATGATGATAGTAAAGCGCCAGGGGGAAATGTTTTCTTTATTGAAAGCGAAACTCATAAGAGTACCGACGGGAAGCTTTTTACAGCTCAAGTAAAAATTGTTTTTATGCTGAATTTAAACAAAATTTTTGGCAAAAAGCCATATCGAGCTGATTCAGAAGTTCAAGATATATGCATGAAGCTTGTATCTAAAATTAGATCCTTAGAGATCACCGGAATTGAAAAGGGATTGAAAAATGTGCTGAAAGATTTCAATATCGAAAAGATAAAACTGAATGATATGCAGCCTTATCATATATTCTCAATCAATGGTGATTTGAAATATCAATTTAATTGTAACCAATAAAAATATACGCTATGATAATAGTAGAGTGTGCACAAGACGGCACGACAAACAGAAATACAGGCGCAAACGAACAATGTTTAGAAGGCGTTGTTATTCGTCATGCTCTTGCTACAGACGAACAAGAGTTCGACACAGTTGCAGAAGCGAAATCATTGGCGGCTTGGAAAGCAGCTAGAGACTCGAAGGAGATCATTCCTTTGTACGAAATCGAAGAGTTGGCCGTTGCCGATACTGAAGATACTTTCTTTGAAGGTAATTCAAAATACAAAACAAAAAACGGTAAAAAAATCAGAACATTCAATTGCTTTTTGGGCCTTTGTTCTCACAGCGCTTTGACTTCTTATCACAATAAGAAAATGAGAGTGTATGAGTTTACAGATGCTCAGGAAATAAAAGGAGTAACTCCAGATGGAGTAAAAGTAAGAGGTCAACTTGTTACTATTACCGTTGGAAAAAGAGTTGATGCAATGCCAGACAAGCCCGCTCACACTCCTGTTACTTTGGAATATGCTGATTACAAAGAATTCGAGCAAAACGGTGTTATTCTTAAACCAAGTTGGAGCCACATTGAATTGAACGGTATTTTCGATGTTAGAATTCATCAAGTAAGTGCTTCTGCCGCATCTGTTAAATTTAAAGTCGATGCAGGATGTGCCGGTGATGTTGTTACTTCTTTAACCGATACTGACGTAACTTTCAAAACAGCTGCAGGAGTTGTCGTAACTCATACGTTTGTTCCTGCTGATGCTGATGGTGTTTATGAATTAACCGGAACTGGTTTTGTTGCCGGAAATGTTGTAGATCTAAATGGAATTGTAGTTCAAACAGAAGCTACATACGAAAGTTTAGGAGGCTTGTCAATCACTATTCCTTAATAAATGCCTAGGAATAAATACAGAGGCATAGCGTTTGAAGAAAATTATAGTAGGACGTTTGACCAGTTTAAGGCTGAATTCGAGAATATTTGGATATTCAAAGGAATTCCAGAAAAAGAACGTTTAGTGGAGCTAAAAAAAGCTTTCAAAATAGCTACTAAAAAAGCTATTAACACAGAGGTTATAGAGGAGGAAACTCCAACAGAATAGATTACAATCTTATTGAACAAGAGGTCGTATAGTGGTAACGCTATTACGGCCTTTTTTTATAAAAAATCATGGCAAACTTCAATACTCAATTAGCAAAATGTGATCGTATCGATGCCAATACTGTTTCAGATGAACTATTCAAATTCATAAAGTCATTGAGTGCTATGATGGTTGAAATGAACAAAAAACAGATCAATGAAGATAGCCAGGACATCTACGGAAAAGCAATTGGATATTATTCAAAAGCAACTGAAATAATTACCAATGGAGCAAAAGGAGCTGGAGAACCATTTACGGGAAAGGATACCGGAAATTGGTTAAATGCTTTTTATGTAACAGTTCTGGATGATACATTTTATTTCGGTTCTACGGATCCAAAAACAGATGATATCCTTGATTCTCCAAACTGGCTTTCATCAAGTTTATTTGGTTTGACTGATGAAAACCTAAAAGAATTGATTAACACAAAACTAAAACCATTCGTAATTGATTACTACCGTAAAGAATTAGGATTATGATTTATAAATCACTTCGAAAACTCCCAATGATTACCTGCGTTGAAATTATCGACACCGGAAACATCAGTTTATTGTCAGATGATGAGGATACTCCAATTCATGAACTAATTGAAGTATGGGAGCCGTTGCTTGAAGAATACAAAGAAAAATACGGATCCAAGGATAATAAAAAAGTATTCAACCTGTATAAAGAAATCGAATATCTAAACAAAAAGCATTTTGTAATTAAAAGTGCTGTTGAGGCTTTGAGATTCGATAAAAATCAAGGATTGATCAATATGTTGCTTGAATTTGGTTACAAGCTGAGATTTGAAAACTACAATGAAGATCTGGAACGTATCGAAAGAGAAAGCGCAGGAATCATCCTTAAAATAAAAATGTTTCAGGATCAGCTACCCAAAGAACCTGTAGACTCCAAAAATACAAATGATGCTGCAAGTTCAATAGTAAACATAATGGCCGGCTATTCTTCCATTTTGGGTTATGATTTTGATTTCTACACTATCTCAGTTGAGAAGTTTTATTCACTAGAAAAGCAGGTAAAAAATAAGATCTCCATCATAGAAAAACAAAATGCTAAATACAAATAACCATGGCAGAAGGTACTATAACTAAAAAAGACATAATCACCGATGATGCGATAAATTGGGGTGCTGAATATGCAAAAATAATGGATATGGCTATTGGTAAAAACAAAGAGTTTGCCGATGGTATTCTGGCTATAAACAATGCTAATAATTTACTTAGGTCATCCAATACTCAAAAAGAATTTATAGAAAACCAAAAAAAGGTAAATGAAGAGGCAAATAAAACTTTAGTTGTTTGGAAAGAACAAAACCAACTCGAATTGGCTTTAATTTCCACCAAAAAGAAAAATGAGCTTGCAACTGAATCTACCAATCGTAAATTAACTGAGGAACGTCTTTTATTGGCTCAAACCAATAAGTTAATAAAACAAGAGGCTTTGGATCGTTTAGGACTTACAGGCGCTTACGATAAACTGAGTCGTGCCAGAGCTGAAGCTAAAATAAAATTACGTGATTTAATAGTTGCAGAAGGTGAATCTTCAAAAGCGGTTAGGGCTGCGACAAAAGAATTTGAAGCATTAGATGCAAAAGTAAAAAAAGCGGATAAAGCTGTTGGTGATTTTACCAAAAACGTGGGTAATTATCCAACTTTAACAGGGTTAAAAAACAGCCTTAAAGATTTAGTTGGAGCTTTTGGAGTTGCTACAGGTGCCGCTGCTTTCGCAGCTGTATTGGCTGATGCTTATAAAACAATAAAGACATTTGAACAAGGATTAGCAGATTTGAGCGCAATAACCGGTGCCAGTGGTAAAGATCTTGATTTCTTAAAAAATTCCGCAATTGATTTAGGCAAAACTGTTGCGGGAGGTGCTATTGCAGTTGTTGAAGCTTATAAATTAATTGCGTCGGCAAAACCTGAGTTACTATCAAATGTAAAAGCACTGAATCAAGTAACCGATGCGGCAATAACATTATCTCAAGCGGCCGGAATGGAATTGCCAGCTGCGGCAACGGCTTTGACTGATGCAATGAACCAATTCGGAGCAGGAGCTGAACAAGCGCAACTATTTATTGATGCATTGGCCAATGGTGCCAAATTTGGTTCCGCTGAGATTCCTCAGTTAACGGATGCTTTGCTTAAGTTCGGAGCTGTTTCCAGAACTGCAAATATAAGCATTCAAGAAAGTACAGCATTAGTTGAGTTACTTGCTGAAAACGGACTAAAAGGAGCTGATGCCGGAACCGCCTTAAGAAATGTATTGTTGAAACTTTCAGCTCCGGATGCTCTACCTAAAAAAGCAAAAGAAGCTATTGAAGCATTAGGTATATCATTTAAAGATTTGAGTGATACATCTAAGCCAATACAGGAACGTCTTGAAACGCTAAAACCACTGTTGAAAGATAATGCTGGAATGGTAAAGGTTTTTGGACTTGAAAATGTAGTTGCAGCAACAAATGTTCTTCAACATACTGACCGACTAAAAGAACTGACTTCGCAAATGAAAGAAGTTGGTACAGCTGAAGAACAGGCAGCAATCAGAATGGATACGGTAAACGGTAAAACAGAACAACTTAAAAGTACTTACGATAGCTTAGTTCTTTCTATCGGTAAAGGATCTGGAGCTATTTCAGAATTCTTTAAATTCTGGATAGATGGGGCTAAAGACGCTTTGGAATCATTAATAAGAATGAATACTTCATGGGATGAATTGAACAAAAAAGCTGAGAATGAAGGTACGGCTAAAGGTTCAAAAACGTTTCAAAGTCAATTAAATTTTTCAATGTCTTTTGGGTCTAAAGATGAGTTGGGGCAAATCGAAGCAATTAGAAAAACTGCATTTAATCAAAGAAAAGTTCTATATGAGGAATATTTGAAAAACCAAAAGGCTTTAAAAAATTATAATACATGGGCCATTCACTTAACTGGACCAAGCGGAAAAGATTTAAAATTAGAAAAAGAAAGATTGATAAAAGAAATTGCAGAGAGAGATCAAATATTGAAAGAGGCAGAAACAAGAAGTGCTTTATTAAAAAACAAAAAATCTACTACCAAAATTACTAATACACCTGAAACTACTGGTCTAACAGACAAGGAAATAAAAGATGCGTTAGCCAGAGCTAAAAAGCTTGACGATTCTATATATGAATTGCAAAAGCAACGTCTAGAACGTTCCATAAAAATAAATGATGAAATAGCCAAAGATGAAGATCAAACTGATGAGGTGCGTATTGCCGCTTTGGAGGTAAGCCAAAAGAAACAAATCGCATTAGCTAACTTGACTAAAAAACATTCTTTGGATTATGACAAATTTGTTTTGGAAGCTGATAAGTTAAATGCCAATCAAAAAACTTTCATCGCCAATGAAGCTGCAAACAAAATAGTTGACATCAATAAAAAAACATCTGAGGATATCGCTAAAATAAACGAGTTTGATCTTAAAAAGTATCAGGATAATTTAGAAGAAGGTGTTAAAAAACATGAAATCGCCATGAATGAAGAATTAGCAAATGAAAATAAAAGATTTGCTGAATCTGTAGACTTGGAATCAATGAAGCTGAAAGATAGGGAAGCTGCTATTTTAGACCATGAGAAACGTATTTTTGAAATTAAAAAAGAATATGCAATTGCCGTTGCCAAACTGCAAGCTGATAATTTAGAAGCTGAGATAAATGCTTTTAAAGCTCAAAGTGATGGTTCAGAAAAATCAAATAAAATAATTCTTGATTTAGAAAAAAAACTTTCCGATGCCAGACTAAAACTTACAGAACTAGGCTTAGATACCTTTAAAAAAGGAGAAAAAGAAGAAGTTAAAGCCGCCAAAGAAAAGGTTGAACAAATTACCAGAGTATCACAAGATATGACTGATGCTTTAGGTCAATTAGCTAGTGCTTTTAGTGAACAAAAAATACAACAAGTTGATGATGAAATTAACAAAATCAATGAATACTATGATAAGCAAATTGAATTAGCCGGAAATGATGCTCGTAAAAAAGAGTTGTTAGAACAAGAGCGTAAGAAAAAGAGTGACGAATTAGAGAAAAAAAAGCGTAAAGAACAGGAAAAGCAAGCTAAGTTCGAGAAAGCAATTACGATTACACAGATTGCCTTAAAAACTGCTTTGGCAATCATAACTGCAGCAGCCGCAACTGCCCCTACTTTTTGGGGGGTAGCTATAGCGGCTGGAATCGGGGCAATTGAGATGGGAGCAGCATTGGCAACTCCAATACCAAAATACAAAACAGGACGTAAGGGTGGTCCAGCTGAAACAGCATGGGTTGGTGATGGATTTAGACATGAGGTAATTACTGATGCTGATGGTTCAAACCCTGTTTTGACTCCAAACAAACCTACTCTTACACATCTGAAAAAAGATGACCGAGTATTTGAATCTGTTGATGCATACAATAGATACATACGAGCATCAATTTTAAATGGATTCAGAGCCGAAAATCAAAGAATTAGTGATTTTCAGGCCAATCAATACAGCGATAAATACAGTAAAGAAATTGTTGACGAATTAAAGAGAAATACTCAAGCGATTAAATCTCAAAAATTCCCATCAAACAATCAAAAAACAATAGATATTAATCATCACCTATGGAAAATGGGTAATACTAATTGGTCAAAATAATGGGAAATATAAATCCGGCATACTTCGACAGGGTACGATATATTTTAAGTAGCAAAAGCCAAGGCTCAGTAATCACCACTGAGCCTATAGGATGGCATTCTGATGAAAAAGAATTAGCAAGACACGAGCAATACCACGGCATTGTTTCTAGATTCTCCAATTCTTCTAAATATGTTGGCAACGGAAAAGATTTTATTCAATTAGTTTATGATATCGAGGGAATAAATGCAGAAATAAAACTAAGAAGGGAAGAAAAACACCCACTTACGGATATATGGACATTGACATACTCCGGATATTTAGACTTGTCAACATGGGAAACTGAAAATGATCAAATTTCAATTAAATTTAATTCAGGAGGTATTGAGCAATTATTAAAATCAAGAGAATCTGAGCAGGTAGAAATTGACAGAATTACTACAATTGACGGAAAAAGCATCCCAGAATTAAGACCTATTACAATTGAATTTGACGGTAGAAGAATTTTTCTTAAAACTAAGTATGATATAAAAGCAGTTGAAAATAAATCATATTTATACAATCAAACGAATGGACAAACAAGAGGTAGTACGGCTCCGGTTCCATTTAGTTTGGTGAACAAATCACACGAAAGCGCACAAAGCCCTGTTACAAGTACGCTTGTAGGTGATAATTCATGGGAAAGAAATGCCAACGGGGAAATTGGATTATTGTTTTTCGCTATTTCAGATAGAGACAGGATGCTTAAATTGAAATTCGATATAAAATTCAAGGTTAATTTTTTAAATTTTGATGATATCAATTTTTTTAGGTTCTGGCTTAGATTGGTTACTTATAATAATGGTTCGAATCTAAATTTTAAAGAGCATAGAATATTATTTACAGATGATAATTACGATAGGTTGCAGGGAAATACTTTTAGTGCTTTTTTTGATGAAACTATAACATTGTTGGCCGGGGAAAGTTTAGCTTTGGTTTTTGATCAAAATTTTGACGGTGCAAATGGACATAGCGCCCACCTTGAAACATCGATCGAAAACATAGAATCTTCATTATATATAGATGAAGACTCTTTCTTTGAAAAATCAACTACTAAAGCAATTTTATATCATGACTTTTTAGATCGACTAGTTACTATTGGAACTAATAAAGAGAATGCTTTTTATTCTGATTTTCTAGGCAGAACCGATTTGGGTTATCCAGTTGACGGACCGGGATCTCTAACGGGGGCTTACCATGGATTTTGGATAAGACAATTTGATAAATTGCCAATTCCAAGCGAAGAGCCAAAAGTTGAAAATCTATTCAAGCCGTTAACTACTTCTTTTAAAGAGGCCGTTTCTTCTTTAGATTGTATTTTGCCAGTAGGATTAAGTATTGAGACTGTTGGAAACAAAGAACGCGTAAGGCTTGAAGAATTAAGTTTTTTTTACAATAACAATGTAACTATTAGATTGCCTTTTCAGGTAAAAAATGTAAAACGCTCTGTTGCTACAGAATATTATTATTCGGGTTTAGAGTTCGGAAATGAGCAGGGTGGCACTTATGAAGAAGCTTGCGGACTTGACGAACCAAATACTAAATCTACATACACCACTGTTATAACCAAGGTAACTCAAAAATACAGTAAGGTTGCAAAATACAGAACAGATACTTATGGTCCTGAATTCGCAAGACGTAAGCCAAAATCATTAAATGATACAGAAGATACGCCTTACGACAATGATATATTTTTAACTGATCTTAAAAGGGATTTATCTGGTATTTTTAAACAAAGGAAATGGCAGGATGATTTTGAAAAAGAACCAACAGGTATATTTAGCCCTGAAACAGCTACTAATTTGCGATATTCTCCATTCAATTGCCTTATTCGTCATTCATGGTGGTTTGGAGGTGGTTTAAAAAAATACCTTACGGACTATGTACGATATGGAAGCTCTATGGCTAATAGCCAATTGAAAACAAAACTAATTGGAAAGCCGGAATATGCAGAAAATGGAGACATCATAAATTCTGAATTAATGAAACCTAGATTCTTCCCGGAATGGATTGAATTTGAGCATATCGTTAATTTTGATATCATGCAGCAAGTTGAAGGTTCAACAGTTATTTTAGGCAAAGAAGTAAAAAACTTCTACGGCCTTGTAGAATTCACAAATGAAAAAAACGAAAAAGAAAAAGGATTCCTTTTTAATTTAAAACCTAACGGAAAAGGAACTTGGAAATTATTAAAAGCAAATAGATAAAATCATGGCAAATTCAAAAATAACTTTAATTTTCAATAGTGTACCAGCGGTTGATAATGTTTTGAGCATTTCAGAATCCTATCTAGGTATTTCCATGTGGGAAACATTTAAAGAATCGCGAATTGCAAGCAATCAAGTTTCAATTCCTGTATTTGTACCCGAAGACGGAATACATCCAGATCGTTATATGGGATATATTTCAAATTTTTACAAAACAGCTTTTAATCTTGATTTTAATTCAAGTTCATTATATACAGTTACAACTATTAATGGTCCTTTGAATAGTGGGACCGGTACCGTAACGATTGAAGCAAATTATCCAGGTGCTATATTTGTTTTAAATACCAATACTGCAGATGTTGATGTAATAATAGAAAATGAAGCTGCCGCTCCATCTTTAAATATTACCAACATATCTTTTACAGAGGCAACAACATCGCCTTGTCAAAATGTAAAAGTAAATATCACCACTGATGACTTAGCTGTAAAAGTAATAAGCCCCGTTTCAATAGATCCTAATACTGAAAATCCATTTTCATTTGATTGGTTACGTGGTCAGACTATAAATTTAATCGTTGAGAATTCATCAGGAATACAGACTTCCCAATCAATTATATTACCGGCTTTACTGAATGCCTCAAATTTTACCACAACAATTACAAATAGTCCAAGTGGAGCCACTGTAGTTGCGGTAGGAGTTAATGTTGACGGCCTTACATTGGAATATTCATTGGATAATGCAACATGGCAATCTTCAAATACTTTCAGTGGGCTTGCAGCTGGAGATTTCACGTTATATGTAAGAGATCAATTAGGATGTTCGTTTTCAAAACCATTCACAATTGATGACTTTGAAACAGATCCAAACCCATCAACAGGATCTAACATTCCATACTCTTACATTTCAAAATCAAATTCTTTTCGTTTCGCAAACAGAATTACGTGGGGAGATAGCGAAAATTACAAAAATGATGAAAACACATTGAGTTTTGAATCATTTGCAAAGGATCCTTGTTTGGCCTATAAAGAAATTCAAATGTTTCAAAGTGCGCATATTGTCACAACTCAATTCAAATCAAATTATGCAACAAACACGGCTAAAATTGTAAAAACAGATTCAAGCGAGGTAGATGTTCCTGTATTAAAAATAACAAACAACATTGGCATCAAGGATAAGAGAGACGCGATAAAATATAATCTGGGAAGCGGAAAAACAGGAGTTTACTTCTTGTCTGGAAACACTTATGATTATGATACCAATATTGCAAACGGAACCTATGTTTTGAATGGTGCTTTGCCGGAATGGGCCCAAATTGGGAACTATATCCAAATTGCTACTTCTTGGTTTTTGATCGAAGATATTGTTTATGATGATTCGAAAAATGCTGATGTTATCGTATTTACTAATAATTACACCGATGTAGATACTAATATTATCACCGGAACTATCTTTAACAGATTCAATTATGAGGTTTATGAATTTACTATAGATATGGTAGATTATATTGATCAGTATTTCAATGTTAGAATCAATAAAACAGATTCAAGATTCACTGAAATTGAATATTTAAGCGAGTTGATATGGTGCAAGGTAAAGCACGAAAAAGTATTGGAAATTAGATATAGAAATTCCACGAACACAGATATGTTTTATGCAACTGGAATTACTAATGTAATTCTAATTCCAATCACCTACATTAGGGGAAAAGTAAATGAGGAAAACGAAACCCATAAAACGGATACGACTTCAATTTTATTGAGTTCCGAACTTTATGAAGTTGATGAATTTGTTTTTGAACCTGTAACGAAAGAAATTTGGAGAAAGATAATGCAAGCACTTTCACATGAAACAGTTACTTTGAATGGAGTAGGATACGTTAAAAATGGTGATTTCAATACAGAAGGTCCTTTGGAAGATTCAAATTTATATGTTTTGACAGCTCCAATGATTAAAACAGGCAGCGTTTACAATTCTCAATCATCTGGATGGAATGATTTCAGTGGTAGTGAAGTTGAAGTTCCGGGATTAATTCAAACGGATACTGGATTTGTGAGTTATATCTAATTATGGCGAAATCGCCATAATTAAAAAGCCTCTAATTAGTTTTAGAGGCTTTTTTTAAAGGGCTTAATAAGTCAAGACTGTTAATAATGTAGCTATATGAAATCCCATCATTGTTAATAAATGATTTTTCTATCGAATCATCTTTCAATCTTTCTAAACTAAAAGATTCAGATTGAGTAATTATTTTTAAATTATTAGACAATATTAAAACCTGATCTACTTCACCTAATTCACAAGATCTTCGTATTTCATCTAGCAGAAAATCAATTTCATTTCCCATCCTTACTCTCCTTTAGTTGAAATATTCTCTTTTTAGTCACATCGTCAATAACATTTATAGATTTATGCTCATGATAATGATGATGCACTGATTTATCTATATAAACATTTCTTTCGCTTCTGTCATCAGGAAACAAAGCATTCCCAACAGACTTACCAATAAGCCAGCCTCCACCTACAAAAAATACGAAAAGAATTATAATAAAAAGTAAAGCTCCCATAATTACAAATTTACAAAAAATTGAGGTTCAAATCGTTAGTTTTATTATTTAGAATGATTCTAAATAAGAATTTTATTTCTACATTTGTAAAAATAAATCATCATAAATCATGAGTTTCCAAACATTTGTAACTGAAAGACTAGCAACTATTACAGCTCAGATTAATGCATTCATTCAAAATGCAAAAAAAATAGATGAGTTGCCAAAGCAAGTAACTTTGGATCCTAATTCTAGGTTTCATGTTTCGAGAGGCGGATTATCTGAATACCTTGAAGTAAGAGGCATAATAGATGCTATTAATAACAACACCTACAATCAGCTTGTTTCTATTGGTGAAATTACATTAGTCGGTAATGAAGTAACTGTTCCGTCTGGGGCCGAGTGGCAAATAAACAGTGTTTTTTACAACACATTCACAGATACTGTAATTACAATTCCTTACGCTGCAACCGGATTAACCAGAAAAGATATTTTAGCGGCTAATACATTGGGGCAAATTGTCAGAGTTCCAGGTGCCGAAAGTGCGGGATTGGCAGTAAGGCCAAATATACCAATCGATACTATTTTGGTTACTGAAATAGATGCTTCAGAATTGGTTATTGGCGAACCGGAGCAACCCGTGACATTGGAAGCTTTAGCCACCAAAACCGACAAAGGCGGCTTTCCCGGAACCTCGCAAGATCTTAACCAAAGAATCGGCGTTTTAGAAAGCATCCAAAGCCTAAACACCAATTTCACTGGAAAAGCATACGCTATTTGGACCGGATTTGGATTGGTTTTTGACGTGATTTATCCTGACTATTACATTCAGGGTATTTTGTATCCAGGAGCAACTGAACAATTGACATTAATTCCGTCAAATCCAACGGATCCTAGACTAGATACTATTGCCGTTGATTCTACTGGAGCCATCCAAATAAACGGTGATGCAGCTCCAAATCCACCGTTCCCAACAATAGATCCTGAAACACAGATTTACATAACTACGGTTCTTATCGATGCCGGTGCGGTTACTCCAACAGGAGTGAGCAGTGAAAATGTTTATTTGGAAAATACTGAGTGGACAGCCATTTCAAATAACGGAACTGTAAATTTCAATGCAATTGCAACACCGTTTCAGGGAACCAAACACATAGATTGTGGAGTGTTCACTAACGGCCAATATTTGAGATTTACAGATAGTGTGATCAATCAAATTGCAGATTATACGTTATTGAAGTTTTATATTAATTTAAAGGCTGTTTTTTCCAATAGCAGCAAATTTTCAGTTAAGTTTTATAACGGTACAACGCTTATTAGTTCTGTTGTAACTATCAGTAGCGGAACCTATGGATTTGATCGAAATGCAATAAATACCTATCAAACTATAATCCTGCCTTTGGCTGATTTTACATTCACCAATTCTTCTTTTGATAGAATTGAAATAGTAATGGTTGGTGCCAATGCTACAGGATTTAGAATTGATAACATTTCACTTGCTCAAGGAGCCGGAAGCAGTTCGCCTGACCAAAAGGCTATTACTTCCATAATTACTGATAATTCAGTAGTCAATGCCACGCAAAAAGATGATACGATTCAGCTTATAGGTGGATTAGGTATAGATATTACTAGTGTTGGAAAAGTGATTACAATTTCAGGTACAACTGATCTTTCTGATTATTACACCAAAGCCGAGACGCTCGCTATCACAGATAATAAAGTAGACAAGGACGGCGCCAAGGTATTATCCGATAATAATTATTCTACATCCGAGAAGAACAAACTGGCCAGTATAGATGCCACGCATTATTTACCGCCTCTTCAAACGACAGCGCAGCTCTCAGCGTTGCCACAAGCAACGATTTCCGACAAAGCAAGGGTTTATGTGGAAGATGAGTTAAGCGATTATTTCTATGATGCAACGGCCTCCAGCGGTGACATTGCGCCCGATGATCAAACAGGAGGCGTTGGATTTTGGCGTAAAGTAGCTGTAGGTGGTGAAACCGCTGCAAGCATTAAAACAAAATATGAAAGCAACCCGGATACTAATGCTTATACTGATGCTGAACAGGCTTTGGTGGGTACTATAAGCGGGAAAGAAGCGGTTTCAAATAAAACTGATGTAATTGCTGGAAACGAAGCTTCCTCTTCCTTATTTGCTAGTATCAAAGGGATAGTAGATTGGCTAACATCTTCGAAAATTAAAAGCATTCTTGGAATTACTACTTTATCAGGAAGTAACACAGGAGATCAAACAACAACAGCAGGCCTTTCAAATACAACTGATAAAAATTTAATTACTGATGCTCAATTAACAAAAGTAAACGCAATAGATCAGTCTGTTTCCGCTGCCGAAAAAGCAACTTGGAACGCTGGAGACATGACTACCAATACAGATCAAACCGTTTCAGGTGTAAAAACATTTCTAGCTGGAATGTTTGGGATTAGAAATGCAGCTAACACATTTACATCATTTTTTGCAAGTGCTGTAACAGCTTCTAGAACTTGGACATGGCCTGATAAAGATGGTACAGTGGCAATGGTTTCAGATATATCAGCGGTAGCAACTATAAATAATGTTATAACTGATTCAGCTAGTAGTCGTACACTGGTAATAACTGATGCCCAAAAAGTTGTACAGATGACTTATAACGGAGGTACTGGTTCTATTGTTGTACCAACTAATGCATCTGTTCCTTTTATTATTGGTACAACTATTTGTGTATATTGGAACCCAGGAGGCGTTCAAAATCCAGGCAGAAATTTAACTATATCAGGTTCTGGCATAACATTCTTAGCGGCTAATGGATTAGCTACAGATATGCCTACACTATTCTTTTTAACTAAAGTAGGTAGTGATACTTGGTTAGTTGAAGCGGATGTAAGTGGATTTAAGAGAACAGGTACTAATACTCTTTCAACAAGTATTAGTATAAATTTAGGTACTTTAGGAGCTACTACAGTAGATGCTACTAATTTTGGAAATAATGGAAATGGTACCTATTTGCAAAGAACTACAACTGGTTTTAATATGCTTAATTCAGGATCAGGAGCAACTGGAAGCGCAAATTTTTTCAATGATGTATTAACATGGATTCCCACAATTAATACTAATTCTACATATATTTCTTATAAATGTACTCCAACAATTAATCAAACGGGAACATCAGCTGGTATTTCAAGGGGGTATTACTGTAATCCTTTATTAACATCAGCTTTTGATTTTAGAGCCTTAGATATACAAAAAGGGAGTATAGTATTACCTTATCTAGATAAGTCAGCTACTTACATAATTTCAAATAATGATTATTTAATAGATTGTACATCTGGCACATTTACAGCAACATTACCAACAGCTGTGGGATGTGCAGGAAAAACTTATGTTTTAAAAAATAGTGGTTCAGGAGTTATCACTATTTCCACGACATCTTCGCAAACAATTGATGGAGCATCTTCATATAGTTTGTCGGCTCAGTATAAATATGTAACAGTAGTAAGTAACGGTGCAAACTGGATAATAACAGCAAATAATTAAAAAATCATGATACAAACAAAATTTCCAATAACATACGGAAACCGAGACGAAAAAGTAGGGATAATCAAAATTGAAGTTCGTCTAGAAGATAATACCCAATTAGATGGGGATAAGTATTTAGTGATCGATTGGGATACTGATGATCTTAAAAATGCTTATTGCTCTAAAACTGTATTTTGGGATAATGAAAGATTAACTCAAATGAATAATTATTTAGAAGCTACTTATAACTTTTCTGAAATGACTAGAAAAGAATCAGAGTATTTAAAAATAGTTATCGCTTTGATGATTGACACAAAAACTAATTTGCTACCAAGTGGTAAAACCATTTATAGAGTAACTCCAAATGATTGGGAGTTTTCGCCAGAAGTAGTCGAAAGATTTCCAATGTTATTAAATGTATAGATTATGCTAGGATCTAAATCAACCTATTTTCAGCAATCGAAAGAAGTATTATCGCAATGCAGGAATAAAGTATTTAGTCTTTTGGAACTGAAAGGATATAGTGTTTATGAGATCATTATTTACCAACGTGCTTTCGATTATTTCTGTAAAAATCCAAATGAATTTGATGGTGCGACAATAGTAAAGGATTTGCAGGATTTACCAAATTTAGATTTGGATGCGATGTTACACGATTACCATTATTTAGCGTGCAATGCCGGTGCCAATTTTAAAACAAAATTCAAAGCTGATTGGATGTATGCCAAAGGAAATGAACGCAAAGGAAAAGGCCAATATAGCGCATTCGGCCGTTTTGTAGGATTAACGATTATAGGGATTGGTTTTGTGCCGTATGCCTTTTTTAATCGTGGAAAAATCACTGAGATTCAGAGAAAACAAATATCTAATGATTACAAGATTTTATTAAACAACAAACATAAAAACCACTAAAACAAAAACCTACTATGGAAAAAATTATTGTTACACTTTGGATCGCATTTGCATTATATTTTTTAGTCTTTATCGCTATTGTCGCTGATTTATGGAGCGGCGTACGAAAAGCAAAAACAAACGGTGTAGCTCGTTCATCGTATGGCTACCGACGAACAATTGATAAGATTTCCCGCTATTACAATGTGCTTCTTGCTTTGACAGTTGTCGATGCAATGCAAATGAGTTCTATATGGTATCTGGATAAGTATTATCATTATGACAGACTACCAATGTTTCCCTTTGTTACCTTACTTGGAGCGATTGGACTTTGCTTGATTGAAATAAAAAGCATTTATGAAAAAGCTGAGGATAAAGTCAGGATTGAAAATGTAACGGCATTGGCTGGAAAGATCATCACAAATAAAGATGATATATCCGAAATCGTAAAAGCAGTTGTTACCTATATGAATGAACCCGAAGTAAAAGTAAAAGAATCTGAACCCGAAACAGTAGAATAGTCATGAACGAGATTATTAGAATTGCCCAAAAAGAAATTGGACAGGTGGAGAAACCTGTTAATTCAAACAAAACTAAATATGGAAAATGGTTTGGTCTTGATGGCGTAGCTTGGTGCGGTATTTTCGTTTCTTGGTGTTACGCACAGGCCGGATTCCCGCTGCCAAAAATTGGTTTTCCAAAAGGATATGCCGGCTGTCAAACAGCAGTCGCTTATTTTAAGAAAAACGGAATGACAA